AACCAGAGAAGAAATAGCCAAGAAGCCAGTTCCCGAAAAGAAACGGGCCGGTGGAATGGTTGGTTCAGCCTCTAAACGTGCTGACGGGTGTGCTATGCGTGGTAAAACCCGTGGGAAGATGGTGTAACCATGCAAGATCACGACGAGGTCTACGACAAACTCTTGGAAGAAGAGGAAAAAGACCGACAGAAAAAGCAGTCTAAAGAAAAGGAAGTCGAGGGTCTGGAGAAACTCAAACCCACATTCCCACCAAGAAAGGCTAAACCTGTGGTCAAGATCGCGGCATTGCGTAAGGGTGGTTCGATAGATGGCTGTGCCATCAGAGGGAAAACCCGTGCCAGCCACAAGTAAGAAACAAGAGAGATTTATGCAAGCGGTGGCTAATAACCCAAAGTTTGCAAAAAAGGTGGGCGTACCAACGTCCGTAGGTCGTGAATTCACAAAGAAAGAAGGCGGAACCATGAAAGAGTCCAAAGCAATGATGAAGAAAGAAGTTTCCTTCATGAAGAAAAAAGGCGCTCCCAAGTCCATGCTCAAGCATGAGATGAAAGAAGCCGGGATGAAAAAGATGAAGTCTGGTGGACTAGCCGCTGGTCACAAGCAAGCCGATGGCGTTGCTAAAAAAGGCAAGACCAAAGGTAAAGAAGTAAAAATGATGCGCGGTGGGATGTACAACAAAGGTGGAACGACCTGCTAATGAGACCAAGTCGGGGTATGGGGGCTATGAACCCCTCTAAAATGCCAAAGGCCAAGACGGTTAAGCGGAAAGACAAACCGCAAGACGTTGAGATGTTTGCTGAGGGTGGCGAGTCTCGTGTAAATGAGGCTGGTAATTACACCCAACCCGGCATGCGTAAGCGGTTGTTTGAGAGTATTAAGGCTGGTGGTAAAGGCGGGGCTCCGGGGCAATGGAGCGCCCGTAAGGCACAAATGTTGGCCTTGCAGTATAAAAAGGCTGGCGGTGGGTACAGAGATTGAAAGCACCTCAGAAAAGTCTGAAGGCGTGGACTCAACAAAAGTGGAGAACTAAAAGTGGCAAACCTTCTACGCAAGGAGCGCAGGCTACAGGGGAAAGATACCTCCCTTCCAGCGCCATCAAAGCGCTCTCCCCGCAAGAGTACGCGGCGACCACCCGTGCCAAGCGAGCCGGAAAAGCAGCCGGAAAACAGTTCGTCGCCCAGCCTAAAAGGGTGGCTAAAAAAGTTGCTCCGCATAGGAAGGTAGGATGATATGGCTAAGAGTTTCCCCGATCTAAATGATGACGGTGAAGTAACCCGGGCTGATGTACTAAAAGGCCGTGGCGTCTTTAAAAAAGGTGGCAAGACTGAGTCCAATTGGATTCAAAAGGCTATTAAGAAGCCCGGCGCCTTGAAGAAGTCTTTGGGTGTAAAAAAGGGCGCAACAATCCCCGCTAAGAAGTTAGCAACTGCCGCTAAAAAACCCGGTAAACTGGGTCAGCGTGCTCGTCTTGCCCAAACTCTGAAGAAACTGAAATGACCACAATCGGAACCGAGTCGTTTAATTTAGACCTCAATAACCTCGTAGAAGAGGCTTTTGAGCGGGCTGGTTCCGAACTCCGTTCGGGCTACAACATGCGTACAGCCCGTAGGTCACTTAACCTTTTGACAATCGAGTGGGCTAACCGGGGGGTGAACCTATGGACGATTGAGGAGGGTCAAATCCCATTGGTGCAGGGGCAGGTTACTTACCCTCTTCCAAACGACACTATAGACCTTATAGAGCACGTAGTCCGCACAAGCAACGGGGTTCAGTCTACGCAGACCGACATTAATATCACTCGGATCTCTGTATCGACTTATGCAACAATCCCTAACAAGATTACACAAGGTAGACCAATTCAGGTCTGGGTAGACCGTAAATCCGGTAGTACCTCAAAGACAGGGTTAACCCTAGCCGCAAACATTGCCGCTACTGACACGACTATTACCCTTTCTTCCACGATTGGGCTCCCTGCTACAGGCTACATCACAATTGGTGCCGAGACTATTAACTATACTAACTACACCGCAACTCAATTGCAGAACTGTCTGCGTGGTCAAAACGGAACCACGGCTACCTCACATACGGCTGGGGCAACTGTCACGGTTCCTGATCTACCCAATATCAATGTCTGGCCTGCCCCGGATCAAGGCACGGCGGCTAGTCCGGTCTATACCTTTGTTTATTGGCGTTTGCGCCGTATCCAAGACGCTGGCAATGGTCTGAATACCCAAGACATACCCTTCCGGTTACTGCCGTGTATGGTGGCTGGTTTAGCCTATTACATCGCTATGAAGATCCCAGAGGGGCTTGCCCGTCTAGAAATGCTAAAAGCCTCTTACGAGGAACAATGGATGTTGGCTTCCGGGGAGGATCGTGAAAAGGCATCCGTGCGTTTTGTGCCACGCAACATGTTTATCGGTAGTGGTGGGTATTAATGGGTAATAAGTTTTCGTCGGGCAAGTATTCGATTTCGCAATGCGACCGATGCGGCTTTAGGTACAAACTAAAAGAACTTAGGCGGCTGGTCATTAAGACCAAAAACATAGATATTAAGGTTTGTAAAGAATGTTGGGAGCCGGATCAACCGCAGTTATCGTTGGGTATGTACCCCGTGTACGACCCTCAAGCCGTGAGAGAACCGCGCCCGGACACGACGTACTACCAAGCAGGTCTTAGTGGTTTAGAAACAAACCCCGATGCAGGCCCAACCGAAGCAGGGTACGGGACGCCTACACAGGGTAGTAGGATTGTGGAGTGGGGGTTTAACCCCGTAGGATTTAGTAACCCATTAAAGTTACCGTTTCAGACGAATAAGTTAGTGGGGGTGGGTGAGGTTGGTTCGGTAACAATAACGACTACATAGGAGTAAAAAATGCAAAAGACGGCAATGAAAAAAGTGGCTAAAGCCGAAGTCAAGTCCCACGAGCAAAAAATGCACGGGGTCAAGAAAATGGCTAGAGGTGGTGTGACTAGCGCCAAGATGAAGCAAGTTGGGCGTGGTCTAGCCAAAGTAGCCAATCAAAAGGTATCATCCTTTACATATAAAAACTCCGGAAGGGGTCGATAATGGATAAAGTAATTGGGCGTGTGGCACAGCCTGTGCCTATAAAGCCGGGTCAGGATATTTCTGGGAATCGTATTCCAGTAACCGGCAACGAAGCCACTTTTGGTCATAACGGCTACCCAAATGATGTGCCTAGCACTCAAACGGTTAAAACCCGTGGCACTGGGGCGGCTACAAAAGGCACTAACTCTAGTAAAAAATTGGGGTAAGTAGTGAACTACTCGACGCTGTTTCAGACCATACAGGCGTATGCTGAGAATAACTTCCCAGATACGGTGGTCGCAACTACCACTGCTACAACTACATCTTTTCTTACAAAAGATCAGGTTGACACGTTTATCCGTCAGGCTGAGCAGAGGATTTATAACAGCGTTCAACTTCCGGTCTCAAGAGAAAACGTAACAGGTAACTGTACAAGCGGTAATAGGTTCTTAACTACCCCTACAGACTGGCTTGCTACGTTTTCATTAGCCCGAATTGATCCAAGTGGGTCACAAGAGTACCTGTTAAATAAAGACGTTGAGTTTATTCGGGAGGCTTTCCCTATCCCTACCGAGACAGGTGCTCCCACTCATTACGCTATTTTTGATGAGAATACGTTTATTCTGGGGCCGACTCCAGACGCAGACTACAACATGGAGTTGCATTACTACGCCTACCCGGCGTCTATTGTCACATCTGGTACAACTTGGCTTGGTACTAACTTTGATTCTGTTCTTCTTTATGGCTCATTGCTAGAAGCATATGCGTTTATGAAGGGTGAGAAAGATGTTAACGACAACTATGTTGCCCGTTATAATGAAGCGCTTGCCATGTTGAAACAACTTGGTGAAGGTAAAGACCGTCAAGACATGTACAGAACCGAACAAGCGAGGTATCCAGTCCGATGAGCACAATGAGCGAAGTAGCCTTCCTTTTAGGAGGCTCAAATGTCAAAGTATTAACAACTTCTGGTCGTGGTTTTACGCCAGAGGAAGTTGCTGAACGGGCTTTGGACAGAATTATTTCTGTAGGTTCGCAGACGCATCCTGCTATTCGGGATCAAGCAGAAGCGTTTAAAAATCAAATCCGACAGGTTTTGGTGTTTTATATGAAGGAAGCCATTAAGTCGCACCATACGACATTGGCTGTTAAGTTCAGGAAAGCAGGACACCCTGAGTTTGTTAAACTTTTAGATGAATAAAGGAGCCTAATATGGCTATCACGCAAGCAATGACCACCTCGTTTAAGGCCGAACTTCTTTTGGCTGTACACGATTTCCGTCCGTCGGCTGATACTGGCGCAGACGTTTTTAAACTCGCTTTGTATACATCCTCAGCCTCATTGGATGCAAACACAACTGCTTATACCGCTTCTAACGAAGTTGGTACTTCTGGTACTAACTACACGGCTGGTGGTCAGGCTTTGACCAACACAGGTGTAACGGCAACCAACATCAACGCCAACACGGGTGTGGGATTTACTGACTTCTCTGATGAGACTTTTGTAAACGCTAACTTTACTGCTCGTGGCGCTTTGATTTATAACACCACGCCTTCAGCAAACAGCAATGCTAATACCACGTTGACCAATGCATCGGTTTGTGTGTTGGACTTTGGTGCTGACAAAACCGCTTCGGACGGTGACTTCACCATCATCTTCCCAACTAACGACGCATCAAACGCAATTATTCGTATTGCTTAATTAACAAACCTCCCCTAAAGGACAGATCATGGCTGGTTGGAGCATAGGGCCTTATGGGGAGGGTGACTTTGGTGTAGGTAATCCAAACGCTTTAGTAAGTGTTACTGGAGTAGTTGGTAGTGCGTTATTTGACCCTGTTGGTGTGGCTGCTGGAGGTGAAGTTGAACCAGCAGGTTTTCAACACACGGTTGAGTTAGGGCAAGAAACTGTAATTACTTCTGCTAATGCATTTCCGGCAGGTGTTGAAGGTTTAGGTGAAGTTGGGCAGGTTAGCCTTGGTATTGGAGCAAATGTTCGCCCAACCGGTGTTGAAGGCACCGGCGAAACCGGAGTTCTTGCAGTTGCTCTAGCAGCAAATGTATACCTAACCGGAGTACAAGGTGATGGTGAATTAGGCGAAACAGAACAACAATCCGCCTATTACGTTACTGGGGTTGAAGGCTCTGGTGACGTTGGTTCTTTAAAAGTAAGTACGGATGTAAATTATATTGGCTGGGGTTCAGGCCCGTGGAGCCGTGGTGCTTGGGGCGCTGATTTCCGTGGAACAAATGTAGACCCTGTAACTGCTACCGGTCAAGTAGGTTCTGTTTCATTACAAATCGCTGCGAACGTATATGCAGTAGGTGTTGAAGGTAACGGTGAAGTTGGGCAGGTTGGGTTTAGATTTAATGCGGTTGTTCGGCCTACTGGAGTTCAAGGTAGCGCGTTCTTTGACCCAGTAGGTGTTGCCGCAGGTTCCGAGGTTGAGCCAGCGGGATTCCAACACACAGTTGAATTAGGGCAAGAAACCGTAACCGCCGCTGCTAATGCGCCTGTTATCGGGGTTGAAGCGACGGGTGAGGTTGGAACACAGACAGTAATTACAGAGGTTGATGTTCGTTTAGTAGGAGTAGTTGGTACTGGATTATTAGGACAAGACACAGCCGAAGGTAGTGCAACAGTTCCCGTAACCGGGGTTCAAGCCTCGGGGGCAGTTGGGCAAGTAACACAGCGCACTGCTTATTACGTTACTGGGGTTCAAGGTGACGGAGAAGTTGGAACCGTAACTGTCGTTGGTAAGGCAAATGTTTACCCAATAGGGGTTGTTGGGGCAACGCAGTTAGGGGAAACTGATGAAAGCGGTGCGGCTAATGTAGCGCTAACTGGGGTTGTAGGAGCCTCAGCGCTTGGGCAGATTACTACCAAGACAATTAACTTTATCCCGGTTTCGCTGCTACAGGCGACGGGTTCAGTAGGTAATGCTGTAGCAAGTATCCCGATAAGTGTATCTGTAACGGGGGTTCAGGGACAAGGGCGTGTTGGAAAAGTACTGATCTGGAGTAAAATTAACCCCAATCAAAACCCCAACTGGATACCTGTTAATGATGTACAAACACCAAATTGGTTGCCCATAGCGGCTTAATTTAAGGAGTAAAAAATGGCAAGTACGTACAGTAATTTAAAAATTCAACTTATGGCTACCGGGGAAAACTCGGGGACATGGGGTAACGTCACTAACGACAATCTAGGGGTGGCAATAGAAGAGGCTATCGTTGGCTCGGCAGATGTGACTTTTGCTAGTTCTAACGTAACTCTGACGCTTACAGACACTAATGCTAGTCAAACGGCTCGTAACCTTCGGTTAAACCTAACTGGAACCACGGGCGGCGCTCGTGATCTTATCGTTCCAGCAATTGAAAAGTTATACCTAGTAAACAACGGTTGCGCAGATACCGTTACGATTAAGGTCACAGGTCAGACCGGTATAGCAGTCCCCGCCGGTAAGACCATGTTTGTGTATAACAACGGCACAGATTGCGTTAATGCAATTACCCATTTAACCTCTTTGACTCTTGCTACCGCACTGCCTGTTGCTTCAGGTGGTACCGGATCGACTACAGCCGCTTTCTCAGGCGCAAACATTACATCTCTAAATGCGTCAAACGTGTCCTCTGGGTTACTAGCAGTTGCAAACGGTGGAACAAATAATGCGTTCTTTACAGTTAGCGGCCCTGCTTCTACGGCAAAAACATATACCTTTCCTAACGAGAATATGTCGGTTGGGTTTAGAAATGTCCCGCCAGTAGGAACCAAGACCGGCTCTTATACCCTTGCTACAACCGATGTTGGTGAGTACGTTCAGGTTGGCTCTGGTGGATCAATCACAATCCCTGACGCTACATTTGCGGAGGGCGATGCGGTATCAATCTTCAATAACACGACCGGCAACATCACGATTACTTGCACAATCACAACCGCCTACATTGCGGGTACAAATTCGGATAAGGCAAGTGTCACCCTTGCGACTAGGGGTCTAGCAACTATTCTGTTTATATCTAGTACGGTCTGTGTAATAACAGGAAACGTAACATGAGTGGAATCCAATTATTATTTATTGGCGGCGGCGGTGGCGGAAGGCAAGTCATTAGCCTTCCTATTGCTGCCCCAGCATATAACTACGATGTTTACACAAACCGTGGCCCAACTTATGTTGCGGGTAATTCTGACATCACGGTAACAGTTAGCCCGGGAGTCACTGTAGGTAGCACTTCTACAGGTACATTTGCTCTTACCGTACCTAGCGCTTTTAGTCCAACAGATAC